CAACGGTTTTGTAAACCGTAGGTCGTCGGTTCAAGTCCGACATGTGGCTTTCCACTTTTGTGGAATAGGTGACGCCACCTACATTTCGGACAGGGGTTCGATTCCCCTCACTTCCATTCACGGGGGTGCCATGGTTTCGACGGGGTACAAGGAGCGTGACTGAAACCTGCTTGGATAAGCACCCAATAGATGCAAACACATCTGATGTCGCAGCGAACAACATCGTTGCATTCTCCCGTCAAGCAGCCCCTGTTGCTGCCTGACCTATAAGGAGATCGGGGTCAAGTTAGCCTTGTTACCCAAGTAACTCACTGGGGGTGGAATGCCCCCTCTTATCATGCAAATATTCGATAACTTTCTAAAACCTGAAGAGCATGAAAAACTGCAGTCTTACATGATTGCTGGTCCATTACCATGGATTCTATGTAAGAAAGCAGGAGATGATGACTCTATGATGAATTATCAGTTCATTCATCCATTTTTCAGGCAAGAGAGTCAATATCATTATGACATGACAAAATCTCCACACTTTGACACAATTACACCAATTCTAGATAACCTAAATATTCTCGCTTTGCATCGAGTGAAGGCAAATCTAGAACCAATCAAACCAGAAAGATATTACAGTGATTTTCATCATGACTACAGAGGTAGTGATGGAAAACCCAGTAAGAAAATGACAACTGGCATATATTATGTCAATAGTAACGATGGTTATACTGAGTTTGAGGATGGTAAAACTGTTAACTCCATTGCAAATAGGATGATTTTGTTTAGATCTGACAGACTTCACAGAGGAGTTAGTCAACTGGACGCTCAGGTCAGATGTGTGATAAACTTCAACTTCTTTATGGGGAATTAGCTCAGTTGGTAGAGCGCCTGCTTTGCAAGCAGGATGTCAGGAGTTCGAGTCTCCTATTCTCCATTTAATAGTGGTATAAATAATCGAAGATCGGATCTTATACCTCAGCAGGTTAGGAAAAATATGGCTTTGACAAGACTTGATAATCTTATCAGCTCTAAGACTGGTAAGTATCTTTATGTCTCACCTGACGACTTTAATGCGACAGATGAGCTGAATAATAGAGGCAACTCGCCCATCAGACCCTTCAAGTCGATTCAGCGTGCATTCTTAGAAATTGCCAGGTACTCATACTTACCTGGACCAGACAATGATAGGTTTGACCAGTTCACCATCATGTTGATGCCTGGTAACCACTACATTGATAACCGCCCTGGTATTGTAGATACGAATGGCATCGATCCGTTCGCCTTTGATCAGGCGATGAATTTATGGACCGATAATTCTAACTTAGATATCTCGGATCCTAACAATGTTCTCTATCTTTTCAACAACACCGAGGGTGGCGCTATTCTTCCTCGTGGTTCATCTCTGGTTGGTTACGATCTGCGCCGTACTGTTGTTCGCCCCCTCTATGTTCCTGACCCTGCTGACAGGCTAGAGAAAAGATCCGCTATCTTTAATGTAACAGGTGCTTGCTACTTCTGGCAGTTTACCATTAAGGATGGTGACTTAGAACCATCTTCTCCTCTATTTGATAAGACTGATGGTATCGGTAAAGTATACTATCAGAATGGTTATTGGGACCAGAAAGCAGTTCCTAACTACTCTCACCACAAACTAACTGTATTTGAATATGCAGACAAGGAAGAACTAGGTCTGTATTATCAGAAGATTGCTAAGGCATTCTCACAATATCAACCAACTATTGATGATCCTCGTGAATTCAGCGAGAGAATTGAGGAAAACAGAATTGTTGGACCTCTGTCTGACTTCCGTTCTATTGAGAGCATCAAACTAACAGACTCCAGTCCTGCTGGTACTATTAGTGTTGAAGTTACCTCTAAAGTTAACCATGGTTACTTCAAGAACCAGTTTGTTGCTATTGAAAACAATGGTCTTGATGATCAACTTAATGGTGCTTTCTCCATCAGTGAGATTGACCTAGTTGACCAGCGTAAGTTTACTTACAAAATTCCTGGAACTGTTGCTGCACTAGGAACTAATGTCAGTCTTGTTAGTGGAACTACTTACACTTCTCAGAATGGATTAAGTTCCAATGCTATTGTTAAGGCAGAAGTTGACTCTGTTGAGTCTGCATCTCCTTATGTCTTCAACTGCTCCATCCGATCTACCTGGGGTATTTGTGGTATCTGGGCAAATGGTCTGAAAGCCACTGGTTTCAAATCAATGGTTATCGCGCAGTACACGGGTGTGTCACTGCAGAAAGACGATAGAGCATTCATTCGTTATGACGAATACTCTAACACATTCAACCAAGCATCTCTAGCAGACGCTTTTGCAACCACTCCATATCACACTAAGGGTGATGCATTCTGGAAAGATGATTGGAGAAACTTCCATGTTCGTGCATCTGAAGATGCATTCATCCAGAACGTTTCTATCTTCGCTGTTGGTTTCGCTGATCACTTCCTGATGGAAAGTGGTGGTGACATGTCGATCACCAACTCTAACTCCAACTTTGGTAATACCTCACTACACGCAATTGGTCACAAAGGATTTGCGTTCAGTCAGGACAAAGGTGGTTATGTTACAGACATTATTCCACCAAAGGTTGTTGATACAACTTCTGGCAACATCAAGCGTTCTGCTTACTACACTCTTGATGTACCTGCAACTAAGAACCAGAACACAGCAACTGATCAAACCAAGATCTACCTAGGTGATGATGAAGGATACAATCCTAGAATTCGTCCTGCTGCATCTATTGATGGTTTCCGTCTAGGTGCTAGAAGTGACGAGAAACTATATGTAAAACTGATTCCTAGAACTGCTGGCGGCAGCAATATCTTCAATGCAACTCTGTCTCCAAATGGATTCAAGAAGTTTACTGCATCTGCAGATATTCTCAATCCTTCTGGCATCACTATTAACCATAAGAATCTAGATGCTGCTGATAGAATTGAAGATAACAAACTCTTCATTGCAGAAGAAGCATATGGTTATATCACTAACAAGTATCCATACCTGTTAGATAAACAAGGCATTACTATTGAGAAGTGCCGTCGTGACATCGGTTATCTAATCGATGCTACTGTACAAGACTTGAGACTTGGTGGTAACATCAATACTATTCAGGCAGCAGAGTCTTACTATGTTGGTAACAGTCTGTCTTACATCATTGGTGAGCTGACAGAAACTCTAGAGGGTTACGACTACGCTAGAGATCTGGCAATCGCAGCAATGAGAAACTTCTCTTACTTGCGTACAGGAACCTCTACAACAGCATCCTCTGCTATTGTTGACATCGGTGATACTTCTGGTGTCGTTCAGGGTATGCGTGTTGCAGACTACGACCCATCACAGTTTACTGATGGTAAGCTCAATAATGGTGCAACCCGTCCTGCATCTCCAGTAATTCCTAATGACACATATGTTAAGCGTGTTGTTAGTTCTACCGAGATTGAGCTTGGACAAAAAGCAACTTATTCTACTAAGAAACTAGTTGGTGATCGTAACGGAGATGCCCGTAACCTGATCCTAACTAACAAAAACTTTATTGCTAGAGAAGCATATGACCGTATGGTCCTAGACTTCCCTGGTTTTACCACACCAACTGGCAACTCACAAGATTGTATTGATGACATTGTAGATGTTATCGAGGCTGTTGCTGAGAACCTTGCCTATGGTGGTAACGATGAAGTATGGGATGCAGCATACCTATACGAGTCTGGAGCACATGTTGCTGGTGAAGAAGCTCAAACTGTTAAGGCATTTGAGTATGCACGCGACATGGCAATTCAGGTCATGCGTAATGAAGATGTGTTCATCTATGGCACGCATGGTCTAACTCAGACTAAGGATACATCTATCACTTATGTTGCACCAGAACTGGTACAAGACCGTAATGGTGACGCTCGTGATCTAATTCTTGCTAACAAGAACTTGATTGCTAATGAAGCAGTCGAGAGAATGCTTGCTAAGTATCCTACATTCACTGTCCCTGGTGGCAACATCAACTGTATTGATGATGTTGTAGATCTCCTAGAAGCAGTTGCAGACAACCTAGCATATGGTGGTAATGATAAGACATTCGATGCAGCATATTCTTATGTCAAGGGAGCACATGTAAGCGGCGAAGAACTACAAACACTATATGTGTTTGAGCAAGCAAGACTCATGGCAGCTCAGGTAATGAGGAACCAGAAGGTTCTAGTTACTGGTGCTCATGGTCTAACTCAGACATTTGACTCTACTATTACATACAATGCACCTGATTCTGTAACAGATCGTGGTGGCGATGCTCGCAACTTGATTCTTGCTAACAAGACAATGATTGCGAACGAGGCATACGCTCGTATGATCGCAAACAATCCTAGTTTTGTTCCTCCTACTGGTAACACTCAGGACTGTGTTGATGACATTGCAGATCTCGTAGAAGAAGTTGCATACAACACTGCATTTGGTGGTAACGATAGAGTATGGGAAGTTGCTGATCTATATCTAACTGGCGCTCATGTCGCTGGTGAAGAATCTCAAACTATCGAAGCATTTAATCATGCTCGTGACATCATGGTAGATGTCATGAGAAACCAGAAGGTTCTCTTGATTGGTGCTGGTGGTTCTAACCGCGCAGCTGATGCTAAGAACTTGATGATTTCTAACAGAAATCTGATTGCTGCTGAGGCATATGCAAGAATGCTTGCAGAAAATCCTGGTTTCACTACACCAACTGGTGACCCACAAGATTGTATTGATGACATTGTAGATTTCGTTAATGAGATTTCTTACAATGTGGCATACGGTGGTAATGATAAGACTTGGGACATGGCAAACCTGTATGTTCAGGGTGCTCATGTTGCTGGTGAGGAAGCTCAGACTGTCAAGGCATTTGAATTTGCTCTCAGTCTGATGACTATGGCAATGAGGAATGAGGAGATTCTAATCCTTGGAACTCATGGTTTCACTCAGGTCTATGACACTTCTATCACTGTCAATCCTGCAACTCCTATCAACAATAAAGCAGGTGATGCTCGTAATCTAGTTCTATCGAACAAAGATTTCATTGCAGAGATTGCACTGGGCAGAATGCTCGCTCAGTATCCTACATTCAATGTTCCTACTGGAAACAACAATGACTGCCTAGATGATATCAAAGATGTTATTGATGTTGTTGCACACAACCTAGCATATGGTGGCAACGACAGAACATGGGATGCTGCTAACTACTACGCAACTGGTGCTCATGTAACTGGTGAAGAAACTGAGACTATCTACGCTTTCAACCAAGCGAGAGATATGATGATTCAGGCAATGCGTAATGAGACCATCACTGTTGGTGGTCACACAGGTCTGACTCAGGTAATTGACAGTTCAATCACAACTGATACTAACTCTCCTCGCTGTGCAAATGAGGCTGCTAGTATCACTACTCTAGTCAATATTCTTACATCTAGTATTACAAGTCAGGGCACTTACCTATACAATGTAACACGCACTAACTCTGTCAGCTCTTGTGATGACATCCAGTCTAGCATTGCTACCCTTGGACAGATTGTAGTTGATGCTGTCACCACACCATCTAGTCTAGGTAGTGTAACTAAGACTGCATCACAGTACAGACATGGTTACACTCAGTCATTTGATAATTCTATTACATATGATCTACCAGATCCACTCGTAGATCGTAATGGTGACGCTCGTAATCTAATCGTTGCTAACAAGTCATTCATTGCAAATGAAGCATATGCAAGAATGCTTGCAGAGAACCCTGGATTCACAACTCCTACTGGTGATCCACAGGACTGCATCGATGATATCATTGACTTTGCAGAAGAGATCTCTTACAACCTAGCATTTGGTGGTAACGATCGTACATGGGATATGTCTAATCTCTATGTCACTGGCGCTCATGTTGTCGGTGAAGAGAGTGAAACTGTACAGGCATTCGAGTATGCTCGTGACCTAATGATTCAGGTGATGAGAAACGAAGATGTTCTAGTCACTGGTTCACATGGTCTATCTCAGACCAAGGATACTACGATCACATACAACGAACCAACTCCTGTTAATAATAAGTCAGCTGACGCTAAGAATCTAATTCTTGCTAATACTAACTTCATTGCAGAGATTGCGTTCGGTAGAATGCAAGCATCAAATGCTGGTTTTGTTGTTCCAACTAACAACAATGCAGACTGTATTGATGACATTAAAGACATCATCAAAGTTGTTGCACATAACCTAGCATTTGGTGGTAATGATCGCACTTGGGACGCTGCAAATCTATATGCAACTGGTGCTCATGTAGCAGGCGAAGAAGCTCAGACTATTCAGGCATTCAACGAAGCTCGTGACATCATGATTGAGGTCATGAGAAATGAGGATGTAACCGTTGGTGGTCACACATCTCTGACTCAGGTTAAGGACCTCACCATCACTGTTGATCAGGCAAGTCCAACATGTCAACAGCAGGAAGCAACCATCACATCGTTGGTTCTTCTACTCACCAATACAATCAATAGTGGAACTTCTCTATACTCTGTCACTAGAACATTCTCTCAGGGACCATGTGATGATGTAAGATCTGCTATCACTACACTCGCTGCTATTCCTATCAATGCAGTTACAACTCCAGCGTCTCTCGCTGGTGTAACTAGAACTGTTTCTGCTGGTTCCTGTGAAGATGTAAGATCTTCCATCACCACACTGACTCAGATTGTAACTGATACTATCGCAGGTAACATTACTCTATATGATCTTGCGAAGACTGCATCTGAAGGGTCTTGTGAGGACACTAGAGTTACTATCAATACTCTGTTTAAAATCGTAGAAGATGCTGTTGCAACTCCTACTTCTCTAGGCAGTGTAACTAGAACTATCTCTAATGGTTCCTGTCAGGACATTGCATCTGGTATCACTACACTATTCAAACTTCTCACTGATACTATTGAGAACCCTGGATATATTGACAGTGTTGCTAGAAATCCAGTTCCTCTCGGTCTAGAGTTTGGTCCTTCTATCAATGCGAATAGCTCCAGCACCAACTCTTACCTATACTTCACACTAGATGCTGGTGTATACAGTAGCACCACACCTACAACTGACGAGACAATCACTCAGCATACAACATATCCTGAGTGTGTTGATCAAGCATCTACTATCCGTCAGTATTTTGCTAACATCTCTACGATTATTCAGACTGGACTAGCATCTGTTGCTCGTACAGAACCACCTACTCTAACAACAGAACTTGCTGCTAGAGCAACTGTGTGGACTCTAGACAACAATGGTTCTAATCCACATAACCTAGAGACTGGAACTGCTGTCAGACTTGTACCTCGTCCACGATATGATACTGTAACTAATCAGTATGTTGATGTTGACAAGCGTCTTGTTAGACTACCAAATGGTTTTGAAACTAATGAGAAGTATTATGTCATTGCTCCTGGTAGAACTACAAAACCAGAGGATTACTCCAGTATTGGTGCATTTGATGGTTCTGATCAAACTAAGATCATGCTTGCAAGCAGCAAAGAGAACGCTGCTGCTGGTATCTACATCCACTCTGCTGAGGTTGAGGATATTCATCCTGATGTTGAGATTGACATCTATAACTTTGTCCTAGATGACAACTATGATCTCCATCAGTATTCTTGTGAACTTGATGGTGTCAGCAACACTAACATCAGAACAGATGTACCACACATCTTTGATGTTCCATTCCCTAACATCACTGGTCACACTGTATTCTTCAGAGCAAATGAAGGTGGTCAACTACCACTAGTAGGTTCTGCATATGCATCTGATCCTACTGTTGCTGATGGTAATGGTAGAATCCTTGGTAATGTATACTTCTTTGCTCGTTACATCAATGAGAAAGTCTTCACCATCTATAAGACAAAATCAGATGCTGAAGCTGGTGTAAACGAAATCACATTCCAGCCTGGAACTTATGACTTCAGCGTCTTCGCTAACAAGCGTGAGTCGCCTATGAAGTTTGATCCCGCTTTCACAAATCCTGGAACTGCCCCAGTGATCTATGGTAAGTGGTATCTACAAACTGAGAACGATCTAGGAACTGATCAGATCATCGGTCGTATCAGAGAATATGCTGATGGTATTGATAAGACAAACGACTCTTACTTTGAGCGTGTCAAGGATGAGCGTGATGCACTTGATAGAATCTATCGCTTGCGTTATGTCATTCCATCATATCTACAGTCTGCTCGTGATCCTATCAACGGTTTCACAATTAAGACTAGAACTGACGAAACTAGAAAACTCGTACCACAGAAACTGGTACTGAAGCCTGTATCTGGTAATGTAACCAAGGCGAGATTCTTCAACCCAGTTCAATCCAATGAAGTCATTGGTGTTACTAAGTCTGAGTTTGAGACACTAAACCTCAACCCCGATGTTGAGTATGATCCATACAGAAAAGATCTGACTGGCACTACTCAGTATGCTAAGAAGATCGAGACGCAGAACTATGTCACCATGACCATTGAGTCTGGTAGATATTTCACTGCTCCTGATAACAATGACTACTTAGAGTTGAATGTTATCAACCCTGAGATCACTAACGCTGCTCTCATCAACGAGACATTTACTACAATCAAGGTTACTGCACCTCAAGGTGGCAACTTTGTTGCAGATAAAACTCAGTCTTCTGATGCAGTTAACCGTGTTGAGTGGTTCGGTAATTCTTCTGGTTATGGTTATCTACATGCTATCACAAATGTTCCTGGAACATCTGACTGGTACATGATCCTTAAGGGTGTTGTAGGTGCTCTCACATTCGACACTATTGAGAATATCAGAATTGGTCAAGGTGCTGCATTCTCCGATCTACTTGCAGACCCTGACTTTGGTAAGTCTCTTGTTATTAAGGAACTAATCCGTAAGAACTATCCAGAATATTACTACAGACAGAACGGAGCACCAGTTTATACTGTAACTCCTGGTGATATCATCGAAGACGATGCTGGTATTCAATACTACATTGAGTCTGTTACTGATACTGGTGTTATCGATGATACATTCTACATCTTTGATGTTGAAGAGGTACAACGCCGTATCTTCGGTCAGCAAGATGGTATCTACTATCTAACTGCTGTTCGTGGTAACATCTCACCATTCCCACAGGGTGCTGGTAACCTAGGCAACTTCAGGAACTTCAAGTTCTCTCAGCCTATCAGCAAACTATATCCACTTAACTACAAGAACGATCCTCTCTGGTATCAGAAACTGGATGCTACATTGGTTGATCCTCCTGCAACATACTCTGCTGCAGACAACTATGTACACGGTCTTGTAAGAGTTAACGACTTCAAGGGATCGATGACTAAGGAGGCAATGATTGATCTCCTAGCAACACCTGCACTTGAGGGTAATTCTTATACTCAGGTCAGCTCTACTGTCGATAACAGACTGATTGCACAAGAAGGTAACGCTGCATCTGGATCTGAGGATCGTAAGATTCCTATTGCTGGTGACAGTACAGTCATGAGTGATCAGCGTTACTATGTTGAACTTCGTCGTCCATCTATTGCTCGTGCTGGTAACCACACCTTTGAATACCTAGGTTTCGGTCCTGGTAACTATTCAACTGGTCTACCTGCTCGTCAGGAAGTTGTACTCACAGCAACTCAGGACTTCTACGCACAGTCTAAGAAGCAAGACGGTGGTCTCGTATTCTACACTGGTTTGAACTCTAATGGTGACCTATACATTGGTAACCGTAAGATTGACGCTATCACTGGTGAAGAAGAGTTCCTAGAGTCTGCAACACTTCAGGATTCTGCTGATGATGACGAGACACTAGGCAACCTCGTTACTACATTCGATACACCTGTTACATTCAACGAATACATCACTGTTAACGGTGGTGAAGCACAGGATCGTCGTAGTACATTCAACTCCCCAGTTCTCATCAATGTTCTAGGCACTGTAAGAGAGGCAGCACTAACTATCTCCTCCTTCGTTGATCCTGCTGTTGATGATGGATCTCTAGATAGAAACGCTTTCCTTAGAAATCAGGAAACCGAGGGTGATATTGTCATTGCACGAAATAAAATTTCCGCTGCAATTTTCCAGTTCAATAGTCGCAGAGACGGTCAACCATATAAGATTCAAACTCATATTGTTGGTACATCTCCATCTAACATCACACCTGATCAGACAGGAGCATTCAATGCTTCTCAGATCGTACAGTATGGTTCTGCTGGTGCTCCACTTGCAGGTGACATGCTACTCAAGGGTGAGTCTGTTGGACAGAGTGGATCCTTGGGTTGGATCTATGCTAACTTCTTCACTGAGATTGGCAACACCAACATTTACTCACTGACATTTAACAATACTAATATTGTTACGATTGAGTGGGATGGATCTCTAACTAACGATCTACTTGGTATCACCAGTGGATCTGAGATCAGAATTCTTGGTATGACAGATAGTCAGGTTGATGGAACTTGGCAGGTCATCGCTAATGGATTCAGTGGTGCATCAAATACTGTACAGATTGCAATTAATAATGTCAAGAACAGTGTTCAGGGTGATAACCCACGACTCTGGGCAGATGAAGTTACAGCAAATGCAAACATCACCATGGAGTTCTCTAACTCCAACTGGAAGGAGTTTGGTGTTCTAGGTGCAGAAGCAATCAGAACAAATACCGCTGCTATTGGTGACTATAAGTTAGGTGTTAACACTGTTGCTAGATCTGAGAGAGATTCTTATCAGACTAACTTCATTGACTCTAACACTACACCTCGTGCAAACCTAGATGTTGTTGGTACAGCATTCATCTCTGGTAAGAAGGTAACTGACTACGCAAGTCACAGTGTATTTGCTAACAGAACTCAGCAAGATCGTACCGACGCTCTTATGGTCGGTGGTGACGCATACACACCAGCAAATGAAGCAACATTCCGTGTTTCTACTGCTGATGGTGGTCGCGTTGGTATCAATGTAACTAACTCTGAACTAGACAGAGCACTAGTTGTTGACGGTGAGTCTAGATTCACTGGCGATGCTAGATTCCAAGAGGATATTGAAGTCCATGGTGGTGGTGGATCTAACACTGCTGAGATCAGAACTGACATCACCAGTGGTAACTTTGATATTATTCCTGATTCTACATTCACTGGCGCTCTAAGAATTGCTCCTCAGGGTACAACTCTGAGAATGTTGAACGATAGTCAGTCTGATCAGTTCCTATACTTTGGTAACTCCTCACTTCACAGTAATATCTGGATTGGTAACACTCCACATACTGCTACTAATATCTCTAAGATCACCATCGGTGGTGCATATGGTAACAACGAATCTCTATCGTTCGTTAACATTGCTACCAAGTCCTTCAAGGTTGATGGTGACTTCCAGTTAGGTAATAAGAGAGGTTTACTTGATACTGTTAGATTGACATCTACTGCAGGAACAGTTGAGTTCTTTGCAGGAAACAGTGCAACCTCTATTCTTGACTTTGCGACTAACGCATCTCAGATTACTATTGGTGGTCAGGGTGGTAGCACCACAATTAGAAACAATCTAGTTGTTGATTCTTCTGCTAGATTCAACGCTGATATGACTCTATGTGGTGGATTTGCATCCTACTCATTTGTTGCATCCAGAGCACAAGCAGGAAGTAACAGAATTGCACATGCAACTGGTATTCTTGGTAACAACTTGTTCAACAGCAATGTTGATCTAATTGATGTCAATAGATTTGTATCTGGAGATCCTCAGTATAATGAGGTTGATACATCTGGTAGCGGTAACTGGGGTGGCACTAGTTATCAGGATGCAATCACTAATATTGGTGGTAACCCAGCGATTGAACCACAGGATCTACCAACACTAACTGGTAACCAATTCTATCTACCACTCCTTAGAGAGTCTCTAGATGAAAACGGCAATCCATACTTCCAAGAGAATGATATTCTATTGATTGATTCTCCTGACTCTTCAGTAGAATCTTTCTCAGAAACAGATTTTGGCACTTATCTTGATGGCAACGCTCCACAGGGAATCATTCAATCCGTTGGTGGTGGTGTTGAAATTGCAGAAACTGGTGCTGGAACTACATCGAATGATAGGTTTAACACTGGTCAAAGATATCTTGCTTTCCATAACGTAGGTGGTGCAAACAATGCACCAAGATTTGCTACATTCACTCCACTTGATGCATCATTTATAAACAATCTTGGTCCTGTTACTAGTGTTGAAATTGATGTTCATGTTGGTAATAACACCAATGGTGGTGAGATGCCAGACAAAGATGATGAAGCATTGAGAGTCAGATACTCTCTTGATAATGGCGTAACATGGATTGAAGTTGGAGCCATCGCACCAACAAATCTAACTGACCTGGATCCATCAACCTGGCCAACATTTGTCAGATGGATTGATCAAAGTAAGAACTATGCTACTTTGCGACTTGATATGCCTGTTGCAGCGCAAACAAGCGATGTACAATTCCAGTTATATCAGAATCCTGATACCTATAATCAGCAAGGTAGTTTTGATAACTACGGTATCATTAACTTCAGATACAATACCAACTCACTTGCTAGCAATGTTGAATTTGTACGAGTTGTTTCTCTACCTAGAATTAGCGTTGCTCCATACTATATCGTTGTTGAGAGAGAACCATTCGGTACTTTCACTGGCGTAAGTAACGCACATCCAGATAGAACTGCGATCTATAAGTGTATCGTACAGTTTGACGCTACATGGACTGAGCAACCAATCGATGATCAGGGTAATGATGAGAATGTATATCTTGCACAGTTTGGTGGCACTATTGCTATCGGTGACTATGTAATCATCGGTAGAGAATCCAGTGCAAACAATTCTGTATTCGATATTGGTGAAGTATTTAAGGTCAAGACTCTCTTATCTCAGGTAGCTAAGAAGTTCATGATCAAGAATGGTTGTGACAGCAACAATGAGGAGACTGTATATGAGGTAGATTCTACCACAGGTGCTGTTACATCTAAGGGTGATCAGCAACTAACTGGTTCTCTAACAATCAAAGGTAGCTGCACAACACCATTCACTAATTCTGCTACAAATAAGAAACTCACCATTACTAATGGTGATACTAACCCTGTCACTACATTTGAAGTTGATACATGCACAGGTGATACCAAGATTGGTAACACTCACGGTACTGTATTCTTCAACGCTGAAGCGTTTGGCACATCACCTGCTGCATACACTGCTGATGTTGATGTTTGTACTGTTTACAGATTTGATCCTCAATCAGAACTAACAACAGGTCCTATTACTACTCTACCAGCAAATATTGTTCTTTCTACATCTAACATTCAGATCGCATCTAATCTAGATGCCTTCATGAAGGGTGATTTGGTTGCCATCTATGTCACTGGATCTCAAATTGAAATTATTCAGATTACTGATGATCCATATGAGGCTGGTGGTCTATTCTTCCTACCAACTTCCACCAATGCTGAGTATCCATCTGGTGGTAGAGGTGTAGAAGGAACAACTGCACAAGGATTCGCTGCTGGTGTTAATGTTGTCAAACTTGAAAAGTATGAGAGAACAACAACACTCTTGCATGATGTTCCTGCAACTCAAGGAGATCGTGCAGCTGCTCTCAAGGCACGCACACCTAACACAAGTGACCTAAGACTAGAATTAACTCTGCGTGATGCTGATCTAATTTCACCAAAACTAGATTACTTCACCATGATGAGAATCGGCACAGAATTCTTTGTTGCTGATAGTGTTGATGGTTCTCTTGATGTATTCTATGCTATCAAACTACCTAAGAGTGTCAGAGTTCCTAATGTTATCAGCACTCCTATTGTTGAACTATACAATGGTGGTAAGGTAACAATTCAAGATGACCTCACTATCAACAGTGGTGTCTTCAGAATGTTTGGTTCTGATGGCAAGACTCTGGTTCTGTCTATCTCTAACGATGATGGTCACTCTGGTGATGGATCAATTGAAGATCCATTAACTAACACGAATGGCATGACACTCAAGGGTGCTGCTACATTCTATGGTGACCTCAAGGTTTACTATGATGATTGTCAGATGAATGGCATCTGCTCTACTGAGACATCCTTCCGTGTTACTAACAGAGAAGGTAATGTCTTGATGGGTGAGACATTCTATCAGAAGGGTCAACTTAAGGTAGCTGAAGATGCAACACAATCCATCTTCCATATTGATAACCTAGGATCTGCTGGAACTGGTGGAACTGAAGGTGCTAAAGACTTCAGAATCTATCAGAACAATGCTATCGATTCGTTCGGTATTGAGAAATACTGGACAGGTAATGGTGGTAGAAGACACACATATGTTGCATTTGATGCAGCAACTGGTATCGGTCAGCAGCAAGACAACCCACTTGAGGTAAATAATAACTATATGGTTAATGCTTCTTCTGGAAGCAACATGGTTCTATATCTACCAGACAATGCACAGACTGGTGACATGATTAGATTCATTGAACTCAGTGGTAACCTGACATATAACACGAGTCTGATCCTCAGAGCGAAGAAGATCAATAACATTGCTACACCTATCCAAGGTGACAGCACTGGATCTAAGATTGGCGCTGGTGCTGGTCAAACTCTGACAACTACCTGGGATTCTGGTGAACTAGTTGTTCAAACCAGAAATGCATCCTTCGGACTTGTATATGCTGGTACTGTTGACATCGAAGGATCTGCAAATGCTAGAACTATTCCACCTGCACTACGCGGTTGGTGGTTGATGGAACTCTAATTTAGAACAAATGACAGTAAGATACGATTCTCTAAAAACCATGAGGTCTGCCAAAATTGGCAGCATCATGCCTTGGGGAGGAGATGGAGGTAATGGATTCCTTGCCTCTAATATTCCTAAAGGTTGGATTGTTTGCACTGGGCAGACATTAAATGCTTCTGATTATCCATTACTAGCAGCAAGTTTGGGTGATACCTATGGTGGTGACATGACTGATGCTGGTGGTGATCATCCAGAGTTTCCATACTATGGAACTACAGCAACATTCAGACTACCACAGTTGTCTTCAACTGTTATGGTTGACCTTGAGAGACAATATCTAGATGATCCTGTATATCAAATGGGACAGGATGATCCTGCCAATGCAATATATGATGAACAAGGAAGCAAACTGGGTGATTTGATCTCAGGTTTCGGTGAGGATCAGTTAATCAATAGTACATATCAAGCGTCTGCTGATATTGATTTTACACTGAACCTTGCTGGTAATTTGTATTTTAAGTTTGATAATATTACACTAACAGCTCCAGACTTCTTAGAGACTGTTCATACATTGAACAGAAAACTTGGTATCAATCATATGCCATCACACGGTCATAGTGATTCTCTTGGATCTGCTAACCCAAATGCTTCTGGTCCGATGGTATTCAGGACCGACAGAGGTATTGAGATGACTGGTGAAGCATCTACTGGTATTTGTAATCAAACTGAGGGTCCAAACACCTGTCAGAATGCTGAAGCAGAACCAACATCATGGCAAAACGGTGCTGTGAGTATGACAATGTATGGTGATGGTTTCCATGAACACACACTACCAAGGTGTGATAATTTTATGGAGTTTATTCAGGATAGCACAGGAAAAAATTATTGGGGTAATGTTCCTGCAGGTGCATCCAATTGGCCAACAACTGATAGAGAACAAGCTAACGGCGGAACTGGTCCAGTTAATACAACATATACACAAACTATTTTCGGTCGTCAAGCAACCGAACAAATTATTGATACTGAACCAGTAGATACTCACAAGCAACCATGCCATACTGGATACTTCCCAAGACCAATGGAAGTAAGACAAAGACCAAACTTCCTGGGATATGACACTGGAGCTGCAGTGAGAGGTGATGGTCTAGTAGATGATCCAGAACTAGCACCTGTATTTTCTGTGTCTGGTGTTACTCTTACATCAGATTCTAGTTCATTTACTCTTCCCGCTGGTACAGATATTAGAAGATTGTATAGTGTTGGTGCTGAAAACTGGTATCAATACGATAAGATCACTCCATTGATGTATGTGACTGCGGTATCTGTTGATAATAAGTATCATGTTTTCCGTGAAGGAACTATAGTTCAACAGATTGAAAATACTGGTACAATTGCAGCACCAGTTTATGAAATTACACTGAACTTACCTGTCAAAAATGGTGGAACAGTTGATGTTCAATTTAGACATGGTTCATATCCAATGACGATGAACCTAGCAGGTACAAGTAAGGATCCAACAGAGCAAACTTTCAGATCACATAACCATGGAAGTTTTGAGATTAATCAAACTATCGGATCAATGTCAAGTCCTCCATCACATACAGCAGCTGATGCAGATGGATCGTCACTAACCGCTGATAGTCTAGAAAATGCTCTAAATATTACATGTGATACTACGCAACCTAGTCTCACTATGACTTTCATAATCAAAGCATACTAATGCCTGCATTTTACGCCAAAGAAAGATCTAAATATGGTAATCTAACAGGTCAGGTTATTATCTGGCCAATGGAATACAGTGGTGACCCAACTGAAGCAGTAAACGCAAGAAATCTTCCTGCTGGATATTTAAAATGTGATGGTACAAAATACTTTGCAGAAGACTATCCTCAACTAGCATCAATCCTTGGTGTTGGTGATGCATGTAAGTTTGCCAGAAGAAATCTTGATGGTACTCTATTTGATACCTTAACAGATAATCAGTTCATGGTTCCTGACTTAGGATCTAAATATCCCGAACCTACATCTGGTGCTAACGCTGGTGTATATAATAACGCTAGATTAAATAATGCGTTAGGTAATGAGGTCAGTAGATCTGGTATTGGTATTGAGGTAGTTTCTGCTATTGGTAATGATGTAAGAATTACATATTCTGGATCAATTACTGTTCCCAGTCAAGAGATTGCAATTAGAGGTAGACCAGGATGGGTGTATGCTGGTGCTTCTCACTATACTGATATTGAAGGTGTTGAAGAAACAGCAATTCACCCACACGCACACTTTCATGGTGCTGTGAGAGCTAGAAATATGACAACAGCAGAGACTAGTTCTGCTGCACCTAGACCAGAAGGTAGAACTGGTAAGAGAAATGCATCTACAATTGCAATTCAAGATTGGTTAGATGCAACCAGATATAATGGTGATTCATCACAACCACCAGGAAGTGCTCAAGAACCATGTAAAGCAATTGATAAGTGGAGTCCTGGTGATGGTGGTGGTCCTACATCATCTCAGGCAGGTGGTTTGCAAGAAACCATCTATTGGGGTGGATGTATTTTTGGTGCTGGTGAATCTTCATACACATATGGTTGTATCAGTAATGATGAATACGATCTAGATGGTGCTGAACTAGAAGGTTCTCCTGATGGTACAGAAACTGTCAGATTTAAAAACGTAGAAGCACTGTTTGGTGCTTGTATTCGTGTTGGTAGCGGTGATGATGCATCACACACAGTTAATGTTCCTATCACATATGAACAGGGATATCCTGGAGTTCCATTGGATGTAGATGGTAATAGTTTGCATGATGTTGTACCACTGCAGTCTAACCAAGAACATAAGGACGGAACTGCAATTGTTGATATTGATCAGGTTGCAACAGATACAATTGACTTGTCAATCACACCAGGGGATGACCCTACCAATCATAATCACAGAATTGACCTAGATAGAGGAGATCATAACTACAAAGTTAAGACTCAGGCTATTGTTGTTCCACCAGAAAACTTAGTAACAACAATGCAAATTGGCACAGATCCATCAGTATCAATTGATTCTGCTTGTGCTCCATTTATTGTTATGGAATATCTAATTAAGATCTAATAGTAATGTCTCAAAGTTATAGAAACGCTAGACAGGGATTCCTGACCGATATGTTGGTGGATACTACGCCAATCGGATCTATTGTACCTAATCTTAAGTCAACAGACAATACATTTGACCATAATTATGTCACTTCTGCAAGTGCCTATCCTAAGTTGACAGAAAGAGTAGGTAATGCGTACATACAGGGTGATGATCCAGCTTATACGCATGAAGGATATCTTTATTGTGATGGGGAGCAGTATGATATTGCTGAGTTTCCTGCACTATATGAAATTATTGGAAATAGGTATGGTGGTAGATCTAGCACTGGAATCGATGTAACAAATGGTGGGTCTGGATATACCTCACTACCAACAGTTGATATTAGTGCGCCAACACTCCCTGGTGGTGTTCAAGCAACTGCTAGTATTGAAATCGATAGCGTTAATGAAATTGTTACACGCATTCAACCAATTGTTGTTGGAAAGGGGTATGATCCAGCAAATCCTCCCACTGTAACTATCTCTGGTGGTGGTGGATCTGGTGCTACCGCAATAGTAAGAATTGGTCCAAGTGGTGAGATCACACCTATCACATCTGCAAATGTGATGGAGTGGTGGGGTGATCCAAATATGGGAACATTCAGAGTACCAGATACAAAAGCACGAAAGATTGTTGGCAACAGTTCTGTATTTGGTAACAATTCTCCTAATGTTGGCAACAGTTCTCTTGGTGTAGGAACTAAAGGTGGGCAATGGTATTTTGCACAGGAATCTCAAGATGAATACTTCTCACTCGGAAGAATTACTACTGCTGGATATGATCAAGTAGTTGAGACTACTGGTTGTTCTATTATTGGAGCACAGACAGTTACTGTCACTATGAGAGAGACAAAACTGCGTGGTGCTCCACAACACAACCACACAGTATTTCATAGTATCCCTGGAACAGAAGAGTGGATCAAAGAAGGTAGTGGTGACAGATATCTTGTAGATTATCGTTCTGGTTCTGGTAGAATTGCTAGATGGTATCCAACAACAGGAACAGTATTCACACACAAGCATGGTCTACTGAGAGTTGCGAATACAGATAATACTGTCGCAACATATGATGTTCTAGATTATCAAGGTGGTGCAGGTGGTAACGGTAGTATTAAAGATCCAACAGTACCTGAAGATGATCAATTCTATCTTGCTTCTGGTGCAAATGGTGCTGGATCGTATGAATTCCAGACATATATTCCAGATCCTACATTTCTTAGATTCCAATCTACATCTACTATTGGTGGTAGAAATGTAGTTACTGGTGGTGTGCCTGTATATGATTATTCAAATGAGTGGACATTTACAAGTCCTGGTAATTACAACATTGATTTTTCTTCAGTTACAGGCAATCCAGAAACTCTACAGTATATCGTAGTTGGTGGTGGTGGATCAGGCGCTGCTGGTACAATTACTGGATCTTCAGGTTCAAATAGTTCTCTTGTAATTGGTAATGGTAATGAGATCAACCTATTAGCAAGAGGTGGTGGTGGAGGATCAGGTTCTTCAGGTCTACAGGGCGGTAACGGTGGAACTGGTGGAACTAAATCATCATATGGTAGTGAAGGCACTGGTGGTGCTGATGGATTGGACGGCGGTGACGGCGGCAATGGTGTATCAGGAAATGGTTATCCAAAGGTAGACTATCCAAACAATCCTAATAATGGTGGTACTGCTGGTTTGTTTGGTTTCCCTCCATATGGACAGGGAAGTGCTGGAGTCAATGTGGAAGTTGGTGGACAGAGTGGTACATATGACAACACATTAGAATCTAATGGAACATTTAACCTAGCAGGTGTTGCTAATCCATCATCTGCTGTATTTTATGTTCATGGTGGTAAAGGTGGTGGAGCTCGTGGTGGTTATAGTGGACACCCATCAGCAAGAGTTTACATTGAAGTAAAGGGTAATCAATTATCTACATTTACACAGCAAGCGTGGTCTGTTGAGATTGGATACGCTGGTGCTGATGGAACATCTAATGGTAACAATCCTCCTCCTGGTGGTACTGCATCACACTCTGGTAGAGGTGGTAACGGTGGACAAGGACATAACGACGCTGATGGTGGTTCTGGTGGAGCATCAACTCTATTGAAGAGAGGATCTCAAATTGTTGCTGGAGCAGGTGGCGGCGGTGGCGCTGGTGCTACTGGATATGATGGTGGTGCTGGTGTCAATGGTAGTGGACCTCCTGCAGGTTTGCAAGCTACGACTAGTGCTCTCGGTTCTGGTGCGGGTGGTGTCGGTGGACACTACGGATGTATCGGTGGAGGCGGTGGAGGCGGCGGCGGTGGCTGCGCTCGTAACGGTCTCACCTTTGGTGGTAATGGTAACGGTGGTGGATCCGCTGGTCCTGGTGGTGGTCCTGCTGGTGACGGTGGTCACGGTGGTGGTGGTGGAGGACAGACTGGTGTCTCCTCTTACAGAACAGACTACTTCTCAAATGGTTCACTCTCCAACTCTGGCAGAACAAACGGTAAAGTAAGACTGGTTGTTAACTATAATAATGATTACTGGACTCCTGGTGGAGGTGGTGGCGGCGGTGGCGCTGCATGGAATGGTAATGTCTCATGGGCAGATCTAGGAAATCCAGCTGGTGCTACAGTTACTGTTGGTGCTGGTGGTGCTGGTAAGTCTGCATCTGGACAGAGTAGTGGATCCACTGCTAGTGGCAGTAACGGTTATGTGAAAGTAGCACTTGGTGTTATTACTGGATATGTTGGTGGTAACACCACAGTATCTCAGGGTGATGTTGTTGCTGCTGGTAGTGCTACCGCAGATGACTGGGATGTTAACATTTATAGTGATGGCACAGGAACTGGTCAGGATGGTAGTTTCAAACTACCAACTGCAACTCCAAGCATATACATCGTTGGTGGTGGTGGATCTGGTGCAACAGCAACAGCAACTATTGCTAATCAAAAGGTAACAGCAGTGACACTAGGTAATGCTGGTGGTGGATATACTGAAACTCCATATGTTTACACCATGAATGGTGCTGCTGGTGGTACTGTTGTGACTGCAAATGTTGACGCTGCATCTGGTACGGTTTCTGATATCACTCTGGGACCAAATACCTCAGCAAAATATGTTCGCTACTTACTGTTTGGTGGGCAAAATGGTCAAACATCTAAGACCAGATATGTTGAGTTGGTGCCTGTAGATACGACAAATGTTCATTACTTCTCTATCAAAGCATGTAGAGGAAATGGTGTCAACGGTGGTAACCAACCAGAAGAGACATTGCGTGTCTATTATCAACTAGAGGGATCTACTGGATGGACATTGATTGATACTATCATCAATCCAAATGCTACTAGAACTGATCCTATCATCGGTGATGTTCCTAGCATCTCTCAATCATGGGATGGAGCAGCTGGAGATACTAAATGGTATACATATTCAGTTGCAGTGCCACAGGCAGCGAGACAGAATAATACTAAATTCAAAGTCGAGCAACCTAGAGGAAATGCTAGTGGTGCAAATGATAATGATGGTAACACAGACCATTATGGTATTGCTGAGTTTATCTACTGGAGAGAGAAAGTAACTGAACT